GGAAAGATAATCATGAAGAAGTTTATTGAAGCATTAAAGGAAGCAGGAATTTATGACCAAATTGTTGAAGTAATCGTGGATGTCAGAAGTAAATATGGTGCATATGATGCAACCAAAGCAATCACAATGATTCTGAAAATGGAAATGATTAGAAATCATAAGTTGCTTGAGGTCTTCATGGATGATGTTAGAGACTTAGGTTTCAAGACAGTTGGTGCAGAAATCATGAAATCAGTTGTGGATGTTGAAAAGGTTGATGCACTTAAAGATGTCAATCCTGATAAATTGTTCAAGAAAGCAACAGAAAATGGTGACAGTGAATTGAATAAATCTAATGAAGAAGCACCTAAAGATGCTGTTGTTGATAGTCTTATTGATTTACTTAATGTATTTGTAAATGGGTTAAAGAATTAAGAAAGGTTAAAAAGGTGAATGAAATGAGTATTTTTGATAAATGGGACAAGAATGTGGACACAGAAGGACTTCAGAAAGATATTGCTGAAGTAGAAGCAAATGGTGGTCAGGGTGACTATCGTGAAGTGCCTGTTGGTACATATGAAGTTAAAATTGACAAGATGGAAATCAAGGAATGTGGTTCAGAAAAACATGCAGGTGAACCAATGTTCACAGTTCAGTTCAGAATCCTTGAAGGTGACTTTGAAAACAGTTGCTTATTCATGAATCAGCTTATCACAGAAGGATGGCAGATTGGACAGGTCAACAAGTTCCTTAGAAGTCTTGATGTCAATGACACAGTGGAATTCAAAACATATGGTCAGTACAATGACATGATCATGGACATGATGGAATCTATTGATGGAAGTCTTGAATTCCTGCTTGAATATGGCAAGAACAAGAAAGGATATAACACATTCAGAATCAAAGATGTGTATGAAGTATAAAGAAAAGTAGGTGAATCTGATGCTGTTCTTTGACTTTGAAGTATTTATCAAGGATTGGCTTGTGGTCATTCTTGATATGGATAACAGAAAAGAACATGTCATCATCAATTCACCTTCTGACCTTAAACAATTCTATCAGGAACACAAAACAGACATATGGGTTGGATTTAACAATCATCATTATGATGATTACATCCTGAAAGGAATCCTTTGCGATATGAATCCAAAGGAAATCAATGACCACATTATCATCAAAGAAAAAGCAGGTTGGACATTTTCAAATCTGTTCAGGTCAATTCCATTACTATCATATGATGTGTTCCAAACAAAGATTGACAGGGGACTGAAGTTCTTTGAAGGAAGTCTTGGGAACATGGTGAAGGAATCATCTATTCCATTTGATATTCCAAGAAAACTGACTGAAAAAGAGCTTCAGGAAACTGTTAAATATTGTAGACATGATGTGGAACAGACTGTTGAAGTATTCATGCAAAGGAAAGCAGACTTTGATGCAATCATGTCATTGATAAAAATGTTTCCTGAAGTCTTATCTATCAGGGACATTAGACTAACTAAGGCACAAATTAGTGCAAAGATTTTGGAATGTGAAAAGGTCACAAGGGATGATGAATTTGACCTGTTTGTGCTTCCTTGCATACAAATTAAGAAATACAAAAAAGCAATAGACTTCTATATGTCAATGAAAGGAAAAACCAATCAAAAAGAAGTTTATTCAGAATCATTGAACATGATTATTGCAGGATTGGAACACAACATAAGTTGGGGTGGAATCCATGCAGGAAAAGAAAAATATCAGAATCTTGGACATGGTAGGCAGATATGGCATATTGATGTTGCTTCTTTCTACCCAAGACTGATGATATTCCATAATCTGCTTACAAGAAACAGCAGGAAACCTGAAAAGTTCAAGATGATTTATGACAGAAGAATTGAACTGAAACATGCAGGTAAAAAGAAAGAACAAGCACCATTGAAGATTGTCATCAATGGAACTTATGGAATCAGCAAAGCAATACATTCTTTAGCATATGACCCAAGAAATGCAAATCTTATCTGCTTGAATGGTCAGTTGATGCTGATTGACCTGATAGAACATTTGGAAGCAATTGATGGATTTGAATTAATTCAGTCAAATACAGATGGTTTGATTATCAGTCTTCCTGATACAGATGAAGCATTCAATCAGATGGATGATATTTGTTATGAGTGGGAAAAGCGTTGCAACATGGAATTGGAATTTGATGAAATCAGTTCTATTTGGGAAAAGGATGTCAACAATTATGTGTTCATCTTTAGCAATGGCAATGTGGAAAGAAAAGGTGCTTATGTGAAAGAACTGTCAGCACTTGACTATGACCTTCCAATCATAAACAAAGCATTAGTTGACAGATTGGTCAAGGGAATCCCAATCGAAGCAACTATCAATGGATGTCAAGACCTAAAGGAATTTCAGATGATCAAGAAGATATCATCAAAGTATGAATGCATTATGCATGGTGGACATTGGGAAAAACACAAAGCAATCAATCCTGCAACAGGCAAGTTGAAAACATTCACTAGGTTTGTTGGTAGCACCAAGAAACTGAATGAAAAATGTGTCAGGGTCTTTGCATCAGTAAATGAATCTGATGGTGGACTTTGGAAAATTAAAAAAGATGGTAGCAAAGCAAAGGTTGAAGGAACACCTGAACACTGCTTTATTTTTAATGATGAAGTAAATGGTGTCAAAGTTCCAAGAAAATTAAACAAGCAGTGGTATATAAACACAGCTTATGACAGATTGTCAGGTTTTGGAATTTGTGAAGGAAGAAGGTGAAATTGATTGGATTGGAAAGGAAACAGCATGGTCTTCAAAGGCTATGCGACAGGCACAGGAAAGAAAGCAACCATGAAGGTCAAGGATGCACAGCTTCTTTCATGGGATGATGTTCAAGGGAATCAGTCATTTGGTGCAATTCTGAATCATGATTTTGTTGATATTTCATTTGATACTGATGAACTGTCACAGAAGTTTTGGGATATGGCAGAAGAGAACAATTGGAATTGTTTGATTCTTGAAAATCCTGAAAATGGACACATTCACAGCTATTGGAAGGACACAGAACGCAGGATTGAAAAGGGTGGAAAGGATAAAAAACTTGCAGTTGGATTGATTGCAGATATTCATTCAGGATCAACATACATACCATTAAGAGTCAATGGTGTTGATAGATTTCCACCATCTTTTGAACCTGATGACATTGATGAAGTTCCTGATGAATTGATTCCTGTGAATACAACCATCAATCTTGCAGACTTGCAAGAAGGGGATGGAAGGAATGATGAATTGTTCAAATACATCCTGATTCTTCAGTCACAGCTTATGTTGGACAGAGAACCAATAAAAAGGGTGTTAGATAATATCAATCACTTTATCTTTCAGGATGCGTTATCAGAAGAAGAAATGGATGTCATCACAAGGGATGATGCATTTGCAAAACCAATCTTCTATAAAGGAAAAATGTTCTTGCACAATGCTTTTGGTCAATACATGAAAAATGAATATCACATCAAAAGAATTCAGGGACAGCTTCATGTGTATGATGGTGGGATTTATAAATCAGGTTACAGGTTTATTGAATCCAAGATGGTTGAATTGATTCCAACACTGAAAGCAAATCATAGGGTGGAAACCCTAAAGTATTTGGAAATCATCACACCTGAAGAAACACAGGTTGCAGATGCAAATCTGATTGCATTCAGGAATGGTCTTTATGACTTAGCAACAGATGAACTTCTTCCATTCAGTCCTGATCATGTTATTACAAACATGATTCCTTGGGACTATAACCCTGAAGCGTACAGTGAATTGTGTGACAAGACCTTAGACAAAATATCTTGTCAGGATGATGAAATCAGGGCATTGCTTGAAGAATGTATTGGATATTGCTTCTTCAGACAAAATGAATTATCCAAGTCATTTTTCCTGACAGGTTCAGGAAGTAATGGTAAATCAACATTTTTGGATATGGTGAAAAATGTACTTGGAAGACAAAACTATGTGTCATTGGATATGGATGAACTTGGTGAACGATTCAGTACAACAACCATGTTTGAAAAACTTGCAAATATTGGTGATGATATCAGTGATGAATTTCTTCAAGGAAAAACACTTGCACAGTTCAAGAAGATTGTCAGTGGAAATGATATCAAGGCAGAAAATAAAGGTCAGGATGCATATTTCTTCAAACCAACAGTCAAGCTGTTATTCAGTGCAAATGAGATTCCAAGAATGAGAAACAAAGGATTTGAAGCAATCAAAAGAAGACTTGTCATCATTCCATTCAATGCTAAGTTTAACAAGAATGATGATGACTTTGATGCAGGGATCACTTGGAAGCTGAAAAAACAGGATGTTGCAGAATACTTAATAAAACTTGGTATTGAAGGATTAAAAAGAGTTCTGACAAATCAGGGATTCACAGAATCACAGAAAGTCAAGGATGAAGTTGACAACTTTGAAAAAGACAACAATCCAATTCTTTTATTTTTGGAAACGGTGGAAGAAGATGAAATTCTGAATCATGAAACCAAAGAAGTATTTGCAAGGTATGACACATTTTGTAATGAAAATGGATTCACAAGAATTGCAATGCAGACTTTTACTAAGGAAATAAAAAAACACCTTGGATGTGACAGGAAGGATGTCAGGCTGAATGGCAGAAAGGCAATAATTTTTATTAAGTAGAAAGGATGATGGATGATGGAATTACATAAAGAAACAGATGATCAGTTATCAGTTGCAGAAGATGTTGTCAATCATCCATCCCACTATTGTCAGGATGGTGGAATGGAATGTATTGATGAAATGATAGCAGTCTTTGGAAAAACAGCAACCATACACTTTTGCCTTTTGAATGTATGGAAGTACAGAAAAAGGGCAGTGTTCAAGAATGGTGCTGAAGATATGAAGAAAGCTAATTGGTACATGAAGAAGTATATGGAACTTAGTAGAAAGACGGTGAACTACTGATGAATTATCATAATATCACAAAAGATGATATGAACAATGGTGATGGTTTGCGTGTTGTTCTTTGGGTAGCAGGATGCAGTCATCATTGTAAAGGTTGTCAGAACCCTGTGACATGGAATCCTGATGATGGTATTGAATTTGATATCAGAGCAAAGAATGAAATCTTCAAGGAACTGAAAAAAAAGCACATTGCAGGAATTACATTCAGCGGTGGTGACCCTTTATTTTCTACCAACAAAGGAACAGTTTTAAGTCTGTGTCAGGAAATCAAAAAGAAGTTTCCAACTAAGACCATTTGGATTTATACAGGCTATGATTGGGAAGATATAAAAAACGAACCATTGATGAAATATATTGATATTTTAGTAGATGGAAAATTCATTGAAGAATTGAAGGATGTCAATTATCCTTGGGCA